CGCATCAAGTGGCTTTATGTAACGACTGGCAAAAGACAGTAAGGCTAAAGGCTAATCCAAAGCATCACGACTCATATAAAGACAAAATGGGGTATATGATAACCTATTCGGAGTGTATAAAATGAGCGATATTTATTCACTACAATTTGACCCCCATAAAATATCCCATCAGCAAGAAGAATTAGGAATGATATTTGCGGATTTAGATACCGCTTGTGAACTAATGAAAAAAGAAGAAAAGATGATTATAGCTGAACTAACGCTTCAGTTTTCACGGCAAAAAATGTATAAAAATATGAAGGAATTAGATGGGTTAATATTCACCCATGACAAGTTTAGGGATTTCACTAATAGATTTAGTGAAACTCTGAAGCGAAGGAATAGAGCCAAAATAAGGTTTGAATCCTTCAAAGCCTTTCGGGATGACCTTAGAACTAAGGTGGTAAACGAGAGGGAAATGGCTAAACATAACTTATAGAAAGGAGTTCACAATGCCAAAATCACAAAAGGAAAATATCCTAGAGTACCTAGAGATAGGAAACAAAATCACCCCATTGGAAGCGTTGTATCAGTTTGGTTCTTTTAGATTAAGTGCCGTTATCTTTGAATTAAGGCAACAGGGGTTCAATATCATCACTCACAAGAAAAAAGTTGATGGCAAAACGTTTGCTGAATACGAACTTTTGAAGGAGAAAAGCAATGGTTGATTATGATAATTCAAAAACTTTTCTTGAATTCGAATTGCAAAGAAAAATTGATAAGCAGGAAGAACAAGGTTTATCCAAACATTCAGACGAAATAAGGGTAATGGATAACCTTCTGGATGCACTACATGAGTATGTCACAAGGTTTGGTAAAGAAAGTAATGTGTATGCAGAATGTGTGCTTCTTTATGCTCAGATAAATAAAAACAAGAAGAAAACTAAAGAGTATATGGATTTGATATGAGGGAACATTTTGAAAAATTTGATTTGTTGCCTTTATCTTTCTCACATCTTAATGAGTTCGCTTTTTATCGGGAAAGATGGGCTTTAAGGCGAATATTCGGTTATGAGTTCCCAACAAGTGCGTCAGCCGTTAGAGGTCAATCTGTGGAGAGTGGCATTAATATGTTTCTAAATGGAGTACCGCTAGAAGAAGCCACAGAAAAGATGGTTGCTGAATTTGATGCAAACTGTTCTAGGATAAATGACCCGAAAACAGAAGATGAAAGAAATAACTTAGTGCCACTTTTACAGCTAGGAACTAAGGAGTTTCAGAAATATGCTTATACATGGAATCTATTGACCTATCAAAAGAAGGTAGAATTAGAAATAGAAACCATACCTTTTGTGGGGTATACCGATTTTCACTTTGAGGATAAAAAGACCAAACAGGATTTTTATATTGATTTGAAAACGTCCAAAAGCCTACCGCAGAGGGTCAGTATTTCCCATGCAATGCAACAATCCATCTACCAGAAAGCGACAAATGCCAAGCAAATCTTGTGGTATTTAAAGAACCCTACAAAGACCAAAGATGCTGAATTTATTGCTATGTCTTTAGATGATTATTCACAACCTATGCGGATATGTAAGCATATTCTAAATGTGATGGGTAATTACCTTAAAACTGTTAATACGCCAGATGACGTAAGGAATACTTTAGTGCCAAACCCCGATAACTGGATTTGGAAAGAACCTACAGTATTTCAAGCTAGGAAGGACATTTGGGGATATTAACCAAGAAACCCCTTTAGGTTTACGCTTAGAGGGGTTACAATCAACTAAATTGGAGTTCGAAATGATTATTTATGAAAATTCAAAGCCGAAAGAAAAACTAAAGGCATGGTATCTGTTCACAGAAGACTTTGTGGCGGGTACTCAACACCTTAGTAACGAAGAAGTCGGTATTTATATTCGTTTGCTATGTTTCAACTGGAATAAAAGATGCTCTGGTATACCAAACGACTCTAGTACACGATACAGGATAGCTAATTGTTTTTCCGATAATGAGAAAAAAAGTTGTGATAATGTTTTACAAGAGTTTTTTGTTTTAGTGAATGATAAGTATCAAAATGAAAGACAATTACAGGAATATCTTTATATTTCAAGGCGAATGGAAGCATCTAAGGAAAATGGGAAGCTTGGTGGCAGACCAAAAAAACCTAGCATAGAACCTAGAGAAAACCCCCCTACCCCTACCACTACCCCTACCGCTAAACAAACCAAAGTAAGTTATGCACCCTTATTTTTGAAATTTTGGGATAAGGTAGCGAATAAAGTCAGTAAGGGAACAGCCGAAAAGAACTACATGAAGCTAGAAGAAAAATGGATAGAAAAGCCAGAAGAACTAGCCGATATGTATAACAAATATTTTAAATCGGTAGAAGATAAGCAATTTGCAAAGCAACCCGCCTTCTGGCTATCCGCTAAGAAGTATGAAGATGAAAAACCAAAAGAACCAAGTGCAGAAAAGGTTGATATGTATTCCTTTAGACTCAAAGACTACAAAAAGGTTATACAAGAAAAAAGGTCTAGGAATTACGTTTCTCAATGGGCGTTGCATAATTTATGGGAAGTTGAAAAAGCTATCAAAGATGGTGAGTTTACAAAAGAACAAGCTGAAAATTACCTAGATTTGCGAGGGTGGTTATAATGCTAGAGGTCATAACCTTTACAATGTATCTCATTACTATCACAGATATAGAAAACCCTAGTGTTGAAATTCACCGCCTTGTCTTTGACAACCATGCGGAATGTTTAGCGTTAGCCACAGCCATTAACCAAGTGCGTGACCCTATTTCTACTAAAAAAAACTGTAGAAGGGTCATCAGCTATTATTGGGATTTGCCATGAGTAAAGCACAAAAGATAATAGGCTTTGGTGACAATAGGGAAAAAAATGATTTTTATGCAACGCCAGAGGAGTCAACAGAAAGCCTGTTGAGGGTTACAACCTTTAGGGGTGACATTTATGAACCCTGTTGCGGTCAAGGGCATATATCCAAAGTACTTATAAAGAATGGTTATAATGTGTTTTCAAGCGACTTAGTAGATAGAGGATATGGAACACCCCGCATTGACTTTCTTATGGAAACACAAAAGCACGACAACATTATAACAAACCCACCCTTCAAGAACGCTTTAGAATTTGCTGACAAAGCACTAGAACTAGCAAGGTACAAAGTGGCGTTACTTCTCAAACTTAGCTTTCTGGAAGGTGTAGCAAGGCGAGAGTTCTTTAAAAAATACCCACCAGAAAAAGTATGGGTATTTAGTCAAAGACAGGCATTAATGAAGAATGGTGAACCTTATAGCGGTGGTATGTTAGCACTTGCATGGTTTGTATGGTCAAAAGGTAATATTAAATCACCAACAATAGGATGGATATAATGGATAAAGATTACGAAAAAATATTTGCACTCAAGCCTATAATTCCAGATACAGGACAAAGAAACACTAGAGTCTTTAAGAAGGAAACAGTAGAGAAATGGAAAAAACTTGCCAAAAAGCAAAAGGAACAGAACAATAGGAAGTTAGATGAAAAATAGTAGTTACAAATTACCAGACGGGAACGTCAGAATAAATTTTAGTGGTGGACGCACTAGCGGATATATGTTGTATCAAATACTAAATGAAAACGGAAATATCCCTAGTCGTTGCGAGATAGTTTTTGCTAATACTGGAAGGGAAATGCCAGAAACACTAGATTTTGTGAATGAATGTAGCATTAATTGGAATGTTCCTATTACATGGCTAGAATATGAAATAAGAGAAGGCAAACCATCATTTAAAAAAGTAAGTCATAATAGTGCTTGTCGTGATGGGAAACCATTTGAAACGTTAATCCATCATAGAAGAAGATTGCCTAGTCCTTATCAAAGGTTTTGCACTAAAGAACTTAAAGTCGATACTATGAGAAGATATGCTAGAGAAAATAAATGGTCAAAATGGACAACAGCTATAGGGATTAGAGCAGACGAAAGTCATAGGGCATTACAAAAAGTAGACTCTAAAGAAACTTGTTGGTATCCTTTAGTCGATGCAAAAGTATCCCAAAACGATGTTATGGAATTTTGGAAAAAACAAAAGTTCGATTTGAGAGTATTAAAAGGCATGGGAAATTGTGATGGTTGTTTTTTGAAATCGGAAAAAAATCTTGCGGTTCTTTGGAAGCTGTATCCAGAAAGGGCGAAATGGTGGGCAAAACAGGAAACACTTGTTTTTGAAGGTAAAGAGGACAAAGTGGCTTTTCAAAGATTTAAAGGACAAGTTGATAGAACACCAAGTTATCAAGAACTTGGAAACTTTATTAGCAGACAGGGAGATTGGATATTTGATGATGAAGATTTTTTGTGTCAAGCAAATCATGGCGAATGTACTGGATAAAAAATTGAGTAGATTTATTCTTAAAGATTAGGTAAATATTATTCGTGGCATTAGTCGACATAGTTAAGGACTGTTTATTGTAGTAGTACAATGATTAGTGGTTGAACCTTGAGAAGCTATGCCACACCACCTTACTATAGGGTAAAAATAGGATGGCAAGACCGAAGAAGTACAACATAGACACAAAACAGATACAAAAGCTTGCTAAATTTGGTTGTACTAATACAGAAATGGCTGATTTCTTTGGGTGTTCACCAGACCTTCTTGAAAAGAGTTATTCGGAATTTCTGACAAAAGGGCGTTCAGAAATGAAAATGCGTCTTAGACAACTACAATGGAAGTCGGCTGAAAAGGGTAATGTGACCATGCAGATATTTCTAGGAAAGAATATTTTAGGTCAGCAAGATAAGATAGAAACAAGTGAACTGGATGAACCTTTAATTTGGTCGGCTGATTGATGAGAAACTATAGAAAAGAATATAGGGATTATCATTCAAAACCAAAACAGATAAAAAATCGTTCAAGTAGAAATAAAGCAAGAGCGATAATGAAAAAAATTAGAGGAATCAAATCTATTAAAGGAAAAGATATTGACCATAAAAATAAAAACCCCAGAGATAACAGAATAAAAAATTTGAGAGTGCGTTCTGTTAAATTAAACAGAGGTCGCAAATAATGCCACTCACAGCACCACAAAAGAAAGTAATCAAAGATGACTCACGCTTTAGGGTTTTGATTACAGGGCGTAGGTTTGGTAAAACATATCTAGCCATAAATGAGTTAGCTAAGTTTGCAAGTCAGCCTAATAAAAAGGTCTGGTATGTTGCACCTAGTTATAGACAGGCTAAAGCTATTTGTTGGGGTGTTCTCAAAGAGAAGATGATACAGCACAAATGGGTCAAGAGCATAAACCATAGCGATTTGACTATTACACTCAAGAATAATAGCCAGATAACACTAAGGGGTTCAGATAATGAGAACTCATTGAGGGGTGTTGGCTTGCATGGTTTAGTCATGGATGAGTTCGCAGATATCAGCAAAGAAACATGGTATGAGGTGCTTAGACCTACATTGTCAGACACAAAAGGTCATGCGTTGTTCTGTGGAAGTCCTAGAGGGTTCGGCAACTGGTCTTATGAGCTATACAAGATGGGGGAAACAAATAAAGATTGGAAAAGCTTTCAATACACGACACTAGAGGGCGAACAAGTAAGTGAAGACGAGATAGAACAGGCAAAGCAAGACCTAGACCTAAGAACGTTTCAACAAGAATACGAAGCGACATTTGTTAACTATTCTGGAATGATTTACTACAATTTTAGTCGAGATAAAAACATAGTGGAGAAGTACAGCAAGAATAGTGGGATATTGCATATAGGTTTAGACTTTAACGTTGACCCTATGAGTGCTGTTGTATGCGTTATAGAAAATGATAGAATTTTTATGATAGATGAGATACAAATATACAGTAGTAATACGAATGAAATGTGTGATGAGATTAGAACCAGATATAAGAATAAGCAGATAGTGGTGTATCCAGACCCATCAGCTAGACAAAGAAAAACGTCAGCCGGTGGAACAACCGACTTAGCTATATTGAAAAATTCTGGATTTGATGTAAGATGTAAGAGTACAGCACCTTTAGTTAGGGATAGGATTAATGCAGTAAATAGTAAGTTAAAAAATGTAAATGGTAAAAGTAGTTTATTTATTGTTAAGTCCTGTAAAAATGCGATCAAAAGCATAGAACGTCAGATTTACAAGGAAGGTACGCACATTCCCGACAAAGATAGCGGTTATGACCATATGAATGATGCTCTAGGGTACTTAGTAGAGTATAATTTTCCGCTTAGAAGGAATTTTGCACCAAGCCATCCTAAAAGGTGGAGTTAATGGATAGGGAAACACTTACAAGCAAACACGACTTATGGGATGCAAATATTTCTAATTGGGAGTTCTATATTCGTAGTTATCTAGGCGGTAATGATTATAAAAACGGGTATTATCTTCACAGATATGTTTTAGAGTCACCCGAAGAATATGACGCAAGAATAAGACACACCCCTGTTGACAACCATTGTAAGAATGTTGTTCAGATATACACAAGCTTTCTTTGGAGAGTTCCACCGACAAGAGATTATGGGTCATTAGATGGCGATGAACAGCTAACGTCTTTCCTAATGGATGCTGACTTAGATGGTCGCTCATTCAATACTGTAATGCGGGAAGTGCAAATGAACGCTAGTATTTATGGCAACTGTTGGGTCATTGTTGACAAGCCACAGTCAAACGCCAATACAAGAGCAGAAGAACTAGCACAAGACATAAGACCTTATATCAGTATTTACACCCCAGAAAACGTTGTAAACTGGAATTACAGGCGGTCACCAAGCGGAAGATTCTATTTGGATATGCTGATGATTGTAGAGGATATAAATGCAGATAGAGCAATAATCAAAGTATTCACAGAAGAAACAATAAGCACTTATGAAGTAGAGGAGTATTCAGAAGAATATTCAAAAGGTGATTCAAGGCTTATTGAAGAAATACCTAATCCAATAGGCAAGATACCCGCAGTAAATGTCTATAATTTAAGGGGTGCTAAAAGACCTATAGGTATTAGTGACCTTGCCGATGTAGCCTATTTGCAACAATCTATCTATAATGACTATTCAGAGAAAGAACAGCTAATCAGACTAGCAAACCACCCAAGCCTTGTAAAAACACCTAATGTAGAAGCGAGTGCGGGTGCGGGGTCTATAATAGAGATACCCGAAGACCTTGAAGCAAGCCTAAAGCCTTATATCATACAGCCAAGCGGTCAGAACCTAGATGGAATAATGAAATGTATCCAAAACAAGGTAGATGCGATTGATAGGATAACGCACATGGGTTCAGTAAGGGCAACAGGGACACAGATTGCTAGTGGTATTGCTCTACAAACAGAATTTCAGCTATTAAACGCAAGATTATCAGAAAAAGCGGATTATCTTGAGAACGCAGAAGAACAGATATGGTCTTTATTCGCTATGTGGCAAGATAAACAGTTTGATGGTTCGATAAATTACCCAGATACGTTTGATATTAGAGATTGGGCAAATGACCTACAATTTCTTCAAATGGCAAAAGCTAGTGGCATAAAGTCCGAAACATTTAACAAGGAACTAGATAAGCAGATAGCACAGGCAGTAATAGACGATAGCGATATGATGCGAACAATAAATGAAGAAATAGATTCAAGTAGGGCAGTAAGAGGGCAGTTCCAAACAACAGAAGTAGAAGGGCAAACAGTTGAAGAAGAAGCGTAAACGCAGACAAGTTCCTAAAGATAAAAGAACTGGTATTCCTAAAAAATATCTTTCGGGTCTTAAAGGTTCAAAAAGAAGTGCTAGAGCAAGTCTATTGAAACAAGTAAGTGCCTTGTATAAAGCGGGTGCAAGAATACCACGCTCATTACTTAGAAGAAGGAATAGGACATAATGGCAGTTAGAAGAAAACCCTTGTCAGCAAAGACATTAGCGACACTAAGAGCAAAAGCAAAGAAATCAAAACTATTCAATATGGCAGACCTCAAAGCTTCATTTCGTAGGGGTCAAGGTGCATTTCTGTCCGCAGGGTCAAGACCCCGAATGTCTATGAACCAATGGGCGATGGCTAGAGTAAACAAGCTAATTAGCAAGGGTCGGTCTGGTACATTCGACAAAGACCTTATTAGAAGAGCATCAAAGAGAAAAAGAAAGTAATGGCAAAATATAGAGGTAAAGAAGTAAAGCTCAACAAACCATTTAGATTATCAACATCGGAATCTAAAAGAAAAAAGTTTGGTGTTTATGTTAAAAACAAATCTACTGGCAAGATTAATAAGGTTACATTTGGTGCTAGGGGTATGTCTATAAAGAAAAGCATACCCGCAAGGCAAAGGTCATTCTTAGCTAGAATGGGTGGGGTACTCAAAGAGGTCAAAGGGCAAAAGTCTTTATCACCCGCTTTCTGGTCAATCAAGGCATGGAAAAAAGACTTTCCCCTATAATGTCAAGAATTTTAGATAAATTAGCAGACCAACATGAACAGCGTATTATTGACGTTTTATACAGGCTAGAAGAAGACGTAATCAAAGAAGTTACAAGAGCTACAGGCGGTAAACTCGTTTCACAAAGGTTAGCGATACAGCTAAGACCACAAATTAAAAACCTTATAGAAACAACCTTTTTAGATGAAGCCGACATAATTATTAATGATGATTATAATAAGATTGCAAAAGAGGTCTTAGATACATTTGGCAAAATGCCAATACCTAAGAAGTTCAAAAGCCTAACAGAAGTAGACCTTAGAACTTTGAACGCTCTTAAAACGCAGTCATTTAGTGGGTTTGAAGATATAGCGGAGAGATTTCTGAAAGTAATAAATGATGAAGTTTACCAAAGCACCATAGCCGGTAGACCATTTGAGGACATGGTGGCGAATATCAGAGGTCATATAAATGGTGTGTATCAATCTAGCAATCTAGGTGAAATAAATGAGCTTGTTGATTTCATCAATCAAAATAAATTTGATGAAACAATGAAGGCAGAGATAGAGGAAGCGGTTAGAAAGTTACATACACAATATGCAAGCGATAGGGCGGGTAATAACCTTAGACGTTATGCAAGTCAGATAGCACATGATTCAGTAATGCAGTTTCATGGACAGTTTACAGTGGCAAAAGCAAAAGCATCTGGACTAAAGCATTTCACATACACAGGAACATTAGTTAGAGATAGTAGACCTTTCTGTAGGAATATGGTAAACAAGACATTAACCGAAAAAGAAATTCGGGATATTTGGAATAATCAAGGGTGGCAAGGCAAGTCTACTGGTGACCCATTTATCGTTAGAGGTGGTTATCGTTGTCGACACACTTGGATTCCAACTAACCCAGATTGGGATATATAGGAGATTTAAATGGCTGAAGAAAATCAAGTAGAACAGACTACTGAAACAAAAGAAGAAGAAACACCACAAGTAGAGGAAACATCTAGTGAAGTAATGTTCACAGAGGATGAAATGAATGAAATCGTTAGAAAGCGATTAGGCAAAGAAAGAGGTATATGGTATAAAAAGCTTGGTGTTGAGGACTTTGATACCATCAAACAAGCTGTAAAGTCACAGAAGGATGCAGAAGAAAAGCAACGGATTCAAAAGGGTGAGTTTGAAGAAATACTAAAAACCAGAACGCAAGAATTCAACAAAGAAAAAGAAAACTTAGAAAGTCAGCTAAGAGATATCAAAATAAATAAGTCGTTATTATCTTCAGCATCTAGGAATAAAGCTATCAATCCAGACCAAGTAGTTGAGTTATTAAAAACAAATATTCAACTCAATGAAAGTGGTAACGTAGAAATTCTTGATAAAAACGGAATAGCGAGGTATAGTAAATCGGGTGAACTTTTGACCACAGACGAATTAGTGCAAGAGTTTCTTACACAAAACCCTCACTTTGTTTCAGCAACCCCAAGTGGTTCTGGCTCAGTGTCAAATGTGGATAGGCAAGAACTCAATAAGCCTTTAAATCTGAGTGAATTAAATATGAACAATCCAGAGGACAGGAAGAAATATGCTGAATATCGAAAGCACAGAAATTCTAAGCCTTATGTGATTAACTCAAACCCTTAATTTGTTTTATTTAAAGGAGTAAAAAATGGCAAATGAAACAACCAGTAGCACCATTTCAGAACTTTATACTGAAATCGTAGCAGAAGCATTGTTCGTAGCAAGCGAGCAGTCAATAATGAGAAACCTAGTCAGAAACTACACAATAGCGGGTGGTGGTAAATCTGTTGAAGTTCCAATCTATGCAACAGTATCAGCATCAGCGGTAAACGAAGCAACTGACTTGTCAAATACAGCCGTGAACCCAAGTTCTGTAACTATCACAGCATCAGAGCAAGGCATCATGACAACCTTAACCGATTTAGCAAGAAATTCAGCTTCACGAAATGTTGCGGGTGATATCGGTAGATTATTCGGTGAAGCTATTGCGAAAAAAATGGATCAAGATTTGATTGCTCTTTTTGATGGGTTCTCAACAAGCATTGGCGGTGGGGGAACAGAATTGACAATAGATAATATCTTCAAAGCTGTTGCAACACTTAGACAGGCTAATGTTCCAATGCCTTATTATGGTGTATTTAATCCGAAAGTCATCTACAACGTAAAGAAGTCACTTACTAATACATTTGTAAACCCGAATGGCGGTGACCTTCAAAACGAAGCAATGAGAACTGGATTCATCGGAACTATTGCGGGTGTTCAGATTTTTGAATCTTCAAATGTTGATGGAACTACCGACACAGATAACTGTAAAGGTGGTATCTTTTCACAAGACGCTTTAGGCTTGGCAATGATGCAAGACTTGAAAATTGAAACTCAAAGAGATGCTTCATTAAGAGCAGATGAAATCGTAGCAACTGCCGTCTACGGGGTTGGTGAACTGCACGATTCTTATGGAATCGAAATGCTCAACGAGTCAGTAATCAACTAAAACTATGGGGTGGGAAACCACCCCTACTTTTTTGGGGTATTAATATGAGTATGATTAAACTTGAAAGAAATGGTAAGGTTATTGAACGGCTAAAAGCAGATTATGAAGCCAACAAAGCAACCTATGAACTAAGGGGTTTCAAAGAATATGTAAACAAACCCGCACCACAGCCAAAAGCGGAAAAACCGAAAGAAACAAAGAAAACCGAAACGAAAAAGGCTGAATAATGGCTACAAACGAATTTAATGTTGCTAATACAAGTCTTCAGAAAATACAACCAGATATTTTAGGTTTCGGGGTAACAACCTTTGAAGACCAACTTCAATTTGCTGAAAATGATGTAATTAGGCGTGTTAGAGAAGAATGGTGGGAAAGATACAGGCACACAGTACGCTATAAGGACATTACTAAGATAACATCTGTTGAAATGGATAGTTCTAAACTCACAGATTCACAATGGATACAGTCAGTTGTTTATTTGTGTTTATGGAAGTATGTGTATCCCATTCTCACTAAATGGCGTGACCCCGACACAGGCGAAGGTAAAGACGCATTTCAAGTCCAGATTGATTTCTATAGGGATAGATATGAAGAAGAATTCCAAGCTATTCTAAGGGATGGGGTCGAATACGATGAAGATGGTGGCGGTACAGTTAGTGATAGTGAGAAAGAACCTATACATCATTTGAGATTAGTTCGCTAATGGCAGTAGACGTAAAAGTAGACGTAAATTCTATAGAGGTCACAAACCTATTAAAGAGAATAGGCAGAAAACAAAAGGCTGTTATCCAGAAATCATTGAATAGGGTTTCTAATATGGCGGTTCTAATGATTACAAAGCGTACACAGGCGGGGAAACTACCCGATGGGGGTCAAATGAGGGCATACGCTAAAGGCACAGTCAGAAGCCGTAAAAAGAGGGGTAGACAAACAGGATTTGTAGACCTTACCGATACTGGTAAGATGTTTCGTAGCTTAGATTTCAAAACAGGCGGTACAAAAAGCACTTTATTCTTCTCAAACATGGAAAGAGCAAAGATAGCCAGTTATCACGACACATTTGGGGTAGGAAAAAGACGTATCACTAGACCATTCTTTGCAATAGGCAATAAGGAAGAAGATAAGCTAAAAGCAGAGTTTGCTAGTTTTTATTTCAAAGAAATGCGGTTATGAGCAAAAGAGAAAACATAGCGGGTGACATAATTACAAAGCTTGATGCGGTGACAAGTCCGATTGAGTTCAAAAAGATTACCAGAGAACCTTTTGAGGTAGAAGAATTAAGTGATGCACAGTTCCCCGCCTTATTTGTTCAGTCTGGAGATGAAACAAGAGAAGTATCAAGCATAGGCGATACCGGAGCGGGAACATACAGAGGAACAATAGACTTTCTTATTGTGGCTTTTGGTAAGGGTACAGACTCAAATATAGACACAGTAAGAAACCAAATAATAGAAGTAGTTGAAGAAACTTTAGATAATGATATAACTAGAAATGGTAATGCTATTGATACACAGATTATTGAAGCATCAACGGATGAGGGTACAATATATCCCTATGGTGGTGTAAGAATAACAGCAAGGGTAATATATGAATTTACTAGAGGGAGTGCATAATGGCTAAAAATGTAACTATGAAAAAAGGCGAAAGTATTATAAAATGCGTTGAAGACCATGTAGAACATTTTGAAAAAAATGGCTATAAGGTGCATGATGAAAAGGCGGTTTCTAAAAAAGTCGAAAAACCTAAAGAAGAAAAGGAGTAAATAAATGGCTACACATCACGGAAAAGAAG